GATTGGGCCTTGGCCTCACGCTCCATGATCTCTCTTACGTCTAGCCGAGCCATCTCATTATCCTTTTTTATTACGGTTAGCGAAGTTACGCGCTGCCTCTACCGATCCAAAACCCCATGCCTTTAGAGCCAGAGCCTTGCGGGTGGGTTCACCCTTTTCATTCTTCATTGGCCCCTTCATCCCGGCGAACCTAGCAGCAAAGCTAACACGCCTAGGATTGGTTCCTTTCTTGACGGGAGCCTTTAGATTGCCCCCATCCTTACGCTCAAAGTGTTTACGGCCAGCCTCATTAAGACCGCCCTTTGGGTTTTGATGGGCCTTCTTAACCATAGCTTATTTCTTAGCTTTAGGCTTGGCTTTTGCTTTAGCCTTTGGCTTTTCTACCCAAGCTTCATTCTCAGGCGTGTTAGGATCGTCAGCAACAAAACCGCCTTTAGCATTTCGAGCGCGTACTAGCTCAACCTCTGGACGGTTTCTGTGGTGAATGCGGGGATCTGATTTTATTTGCGTCATGTTGAACCTTCCTAATCTACGAATATAAGCTTCATTTTCTTAGCCATAGTCTCAGCAGCTTCGTATTTCTTGCGGCGAGCTTGGCCTTTTGCCTTCTTAGCTTTTAGTTTTGCAGCAGCCCTAGCGGCCACTTGCTGCGCAACGGTTGGCCCTTTGGCTGCACCAGTGGCACCTCTACCGGCATAGCTTCCGGTGCCAGCGCTCTTGTTGTTACTGCGATCACTGTCGCGGATCATCTTTTCATTAAAAGATCTTTGGGAAGCTGCCCTCTGCCTATTCTCCTGCGGGGTGTACCTCCCCCCAAACGGATCTAGGTCAGCAGTTGTTTTGTTATACTTTTTAATTGCGCTAACAATTTTTCCCGCAACTACCACCATACCCTAACCTCCAAGAGTTGTTTTCAGAGGCGTACCGTCTGGACCCTCTTGACGCATAGGAGAAAACAACAACCTTAATCCACCAGAACGGCGCAAACGGCGTCTACGCTGCACACCCTGCATCTCAGAACGCTCAGAGGAAGTCGCACGTTCATCTGCGCGAGCGCGAGCAGAAGCCGCATCACGTTCCGCCTCAGTCTGAGCAACACTTTTTACCGGAGCCGCAGCAGGTCTGGAGCCGCCACCAAATATTCCACTCATCTTAAAACCTCGCCATCATGTAGTAGTCAGACCCGTCTGGTCCGTACTTTCTCATAACACTTTCTACCTCGAAACGTAGTGCCTTGGCAAACCTAAATGCGGTATCGTTATTGCTATTTACACAGATCTGCAGCCTTTTTATGTGGTTATTCTCTATTGCAGTATCGGTTAGTTGCTTGGATGCACGGATAACCGATATCGCATGGCGGTCTATCTCCTCACCAGGCACAAGCCACATCTCTGCCACGCCATCCCAGAACGGCCTAATTCCAAATGCAGAGACAACCTTGCCTCTTCCTATGCCTGCCCAACTCATACCCTCTACTGCATGATCCCAGACGTAATCCAGATAATTAGGTATTACGTTTACGAAGTCACGGTTCTCTTTCTTGAGGCGTATCCGGGTCAAATGATGGTATGTAAGCGGAACAATATGCTCGTCGTAGCCCATTCTTACCTGAGGAAGTTGCACTAAAGCCATTAGAAGATCTCAAAGTCTGTGCTTGCGCTGAATGTTTGCCCACCCGCAAAGCTTCCGCCGTAGGTTCCGCGCCGCAATCTGCGTTGCTCACCGCCACCCAGCATAAGATATCCGAAAGCATCACCACAGTGAGAGTGCTCATTCTTTACCGGCGCATCTTTAAACCGATCTTGCCCAGCGCCCATCGACACACGTTTGAAGAAATAGCCGCCACTTAGAGATTTCCGCAGCCTCAAGCACTTTTTGCTAACGAGAAGGCCAGGTTTGCCACCAACCAGCCGGTTCATAGGAGCCGCAGCAGCCTCACGCCTTACATTAAAAGCATTGCTATCTGTTGGCTGTGCGCGAAACCCAATAGACTGCAAATGATCGAAAGCAGTAACCTCATAGATCTCGTCGCGCTTGTTACCTGCCGGGTCTCCCCAGATCTGCACCTCTGCCTTGTTGAAGCTTGCAGCGATCTTGCCAATAAGCTCCTGCCCGAAACGCTCAAGCCCCATGTCAAACGTCACAAGCTCATCGAGGATCTTCCACGCGCCACCGGATGTTCTCTGCCCAAAGATAGCCGCCGGTGTTAAACCAAAGTCAACGCCGATTTGTAGAGGGTATTGCGGGTCATACTGCACATCCGCCGACATCATTTCATCGTCATACTCCGGCCAAACCGGCCTGCCTTCCTGCACAAACGTAAACTTGCCCTCTGCGTAGCACCTGATCCAATCAGCGTTCTTGCCGCCGAGAAGTTGCTCATAGTATCCATCCGGCAGATGCACTTTGTTCTCCGCAGATGGGTTAACCATCCACCACTTGCCACCGGAAAATACAAAACCATTTGCTTCCGGGTTCTCTGGTAGATCCTTGGCAGACACCTCCAAAACACCACCTGGCTGACGATAGAACTTCCAGGGGAACCGGCCACCGATAGGGTTCTTCTCTGACAGCTCATGCCACCAGTGATCCGCATCGGGCGGGTTGGTATCCATAATAATTCCATACCAGGACGCGCCGCCATCGGATTTGGTAGGATAACGGCCAACGCGGTGGGTCAAACCATCGATCACAGCCTTTGGTAGCTCTCTAGCCTCGTTCACCCACGCACCAGTTAGTTCCAATGACAGCAGCTTGCGCACATCTTGGGGCGTAGAAAGGGCCATGAATATAACTTCACAGTCAATACCAGGCGCATTATCTCTGCTGGGGAGTTTAAGATGGTGGGTAATAGGCGGTTGCCAACGCATCGGACCCCATACATCTTCTGGAAACAACTCACCCCAGGTCTTAATCGTAGTTGTTCTAAGCTCTGGGTAGGTATTACGCACGATCACAAACCGGGAATACCGAATGCCGTCACGCGGAGAAGGCTTTTGCTGGACAGCTTTTAACATAATCTCAGCAGCACAGCCGTATGACTTGCCCGATCCCACCGGACCCATCAGGCCGCGAACAAAAGACTTATCGTGCAAAAACTTCCAGACCGTAGCAGACTTAGAGAAATCCAAGTTCATGCTGGGGAGATCAGTCATTGTTAACATCCTTGCGACCTGGATTACTTTTTTCCCAGGCTGACTTCTTGCATACCGGACTGCAATATTGCTTGTGTCTTGGCCTTGCAACAAAGGCTACTTCACACCCCTCACTTGGGCCATGCTCCTTAAACCTCTTGCATACGGTTATTGGAAGCCCCTTGTCCAACTCAGAAACACACAGCAAAAACTCAATGTGTTTAATTTTATCCTCAAGTTCTGCAACCTTAACTTCCAGCCTACTCATCGTCAGCCTCATATGTTGTGGTGATCTCTGGACCCTTCATGTTGATCCCAATGATCGAGGGCTTGTCCACGTTCTTCTCTACATCGAGCAAGCCACTAGCCTTAGCCAGAACACGCAGAACACTCACCTTGTCAAACATCTCAATCGTTGTGCCGTACTGACCAACCGTAACCTTCTTGATCGCAGCCAATGCTTCAGAAGGGATCTCATCCAGCGGCTTAACCTGACCAGTATGAAGATCAATGATGTCAGTCATACGAGCCGTACCCATCGCAATCAACTCAGTCGCAACAGCCTCTTTGTTCTGAGCCAAAGTCTCCGACCGGCCAATCCGGCGCTGCAACACACGCGCACCACCGAACCGACCAACCGGCGGGATAGGTTTTATCTTATCCTCTTTCTTTCTAGCCATTAGTACGGAATTTCATCGTCCAGCTTGCCAGCAGCAGGAGCCGATTGCTGAGAACGGTTGCCGTCATCCTTAAACAGCTTCAACCAAACCTCACCGTCCTTATTGGGCAAAGGCAATCCCTCAAGCTTGATGCTGATCCCCTTGTCATTCTGAAAGGCAATGCCATGACGAAGCCAAACAGGCTTATCCCGACCAGGCACTTCCTTCGCTTGCATAACACTAAATCGCTCATTCATGCGTATCTCCTATACAACGTTACAGTGGGATTAC